GAGTACCGCATCATCGCCGACTCGTCATACATCGTATTACCCGATCAGAAGGTCGCCCGCCTCCTGACCCCGACCGTCCGCAATGGCGTGACGTACTACAACCTCTTCGTCCCCGACTACACCCGGATGTCCCTGGCTGACATCGAGGCCACCATCAAGGCCGGTGAAGTCACCAAGTCCACCGACGCCAAATAATTCCCACCATGAGCACCACGCCCAAATCCCCCACCTCTGACCTAGTCGCCGCTCTCGCAGAGCTCGACAACGTCAAGGCCAACAAAGTGAACCCCGGCTTCAAGAACCGCTACGTCTCCCTCGACGCGCTGCTCGACGCCATCAAGCCCGTCCTCCTCAAGCACAACCTGGCTCTGATCCAGACGCTCGTCTCCGAGGAAGGTAAGGTCGGTATCAACACCGCCTTCCTCCACGCCTCTGGTGAGCGCTTTGACTTCGGTCGCCTGATGGTCAAGGCCGAGGGCCTCGATGCCCAGAAGATTGGCGGCGCCATCACCTACATCCGCCGGCAGTCCATCCAGACGGCTTGCGGTATCTCCGTCGACCTCGACGACGATGGTGCTGTCGCGGCCTCTGGCTTCCGTTCTGCGACCTCTTCGCAGTCTGCCCCTGCCTTCTCCTCTACCCCCCGCCCTCTGACCAAATGAGCAATCCGCACGACCCCCTCGACCCGATGGCCTTCCTGAACAACGCCATCGCCAACGCCCACGCCCAGAACGAACTGCTCGCGGCCAACGCCCGCATCCGTCAGCTCGAAGGCCGCCTTGAGGCCATGCGCGAGGCTGGTGACGCGATCTGGTACTGCGTCCGCCACGCTCAGACCACCGGACCTTCCGAACTCATCGAGGCCATCGCCGAATGGCAGGAAGCCCGTAACCATGGCTAAGGTCGCCAAGTCCGCAGCCGAAGCCCGGGCAACCCCTGGGCTAAAGTTGCAGACCCCTTGGGAAGCCAAACGCACCGACCTCCGCCTACTCTCCAACGCCAAGCGCTGGGAATACCTCTTCTCGCTCAACGTCTGGAAGTTAATCAAATGACCAACACTACCCCCGCTGGCATCGAACGCATCGCCCGCACCGTCTCCGGCCAGTATGCCCTGCTCCTGTTGCTAGATGGTTACCCGTACGTTGAACTGACCGCCCGCAAGCACGCCGACTTTCTCTCCGACCTCGGCCTGTGGAAGCGGAAGACGCATCCGTCCCTTGCACGATCACAAGTCCGCTTCTTTACGCTTGCCCCCAACGGAGAGATAAAGGAACTTGCTTTCAAATGACCAACCGCGACTCCATCAAGCGCCTCGTTGAGAACATCACGGGCTCGTTAGCCACCGTCCAGCATATTGCCGGACGTTATGAACAGCACGACGCCGACATCATTACGCTGTCGGATTTAAACCGCTCGGCCATCACTGAGCTACAGGTCTTCACGGATCACATCGAGACGGCTGACGAAGCCGCTCAAGTGAAGCCGCTCCATGACCGGGTGCACGTCCTCGTCGTTCAACTCCGAGTCCTCCGCAATACGCTTGAGGCCATGGAGAACGCCGCCGACAAAGCCCTTGAAGATGTCCGCCGCATCTCTGCCAGTGTCGAGGAGTCTAACCCCGACGACGACGCCCTCTAATTTCCACCAACCCGATAACAAAACCCACACCACAACCATGCGCATCCCACCCGAACCCATCACCCACCGCGTCCTGTATGACGGCATTCAGGCGCTGAACTACTCCGGCTCGAAAGAGCTGCTCAAGTCACCGGCTCACTACCAAGCCTACCTCAACCAGGAGCGCGAAGAAACCAAGGCCCTCCGCATGGGCTCGCTCATCCACTGCGCCGTGCTCCAGCCCGAACTGCTTAATGAGAAGTTCGTCACGGCCCCTGAGTGCGACCGCCGCACCAAGGACGGCAAGGCCACCTACGAAGCCTTCCAGTCCAGCCTCAAGCCCGGTATGACGGTCGTCAATTACGAAGAGTCTGCCGAGTGCCACCTGATCGCCGCGTTTGCTAGGCAAGCCCTTAAGCGTATGGAGGTCACCTTCGAGATGACCGAGTTCATGTTCACCACCGATCACTGCGGCGTGCAGCTGAAGTGCGCCATCGACGGCGTGGGCACCGACGGCTACCTATACGACCTCAAGACCACCGAGGACGCGTCCCCTGCTGGCATCCTCAAGTCTATCCGGGCATACCGCTATAACCTGCAAGCCTACTTCTACCGCCTGTGCTTCGAGACCGCCTTTGAGCGCCGCGTGCTTGGCTTCCGCTTCCTCTTCGTTGAGAAGGCCCCGCCCTTCGCCACGGCATGGGTCGAGATTGGCCCTGAGCTGATGTCCTACGCCTGCTCCGACTTTGAGAAGGCGCTGCAAGCCTACCGCGAGTGCACGACCCTCGGCGAGTGGCCAGCCTACGGTGACGAAGTCCAGGTCATCGACATCAAGGGACCTTCCACGTCCACCGCCATCACCTTTGCCTAATACAAACATATGAAAATCAATCAGTTCCTAAGCCTTCCTCCTGAGACCCTAACGAGGACTCTGACTAACATCGGCGACAACCTTGGGTTTATCGCCTTGGCCTCGCCCGGTGTGATGAAGGGCTTTCAGTCCAAGCGCATTACGACTACCTCTTTTGATGAAGTCATCTTTGAGAATGACCAGTGGGTTGTCCGTGGCGATTGTACCATCGATGAGAAAATCAATGGAGCAGTAACACCTAGATCATATCAGGCTGATGGAGATGACATCCTTGATGGATGCCAAACAAACGGCAAGCTGCACGAAACTTGGCCCTACCACGTTTGCCTAAAGGACTTCGTGGACAAGCAAGCCTTCTGCGATGCCTACGCTGTCGCATATTACCACAAGAACATGAGCAAGGCCCGTGCTCTTAACGCCTAATTTCCCACCACCAACATGACCACCGAAAACAACGACCGCCCCCCGCTCACCTCTATCTCGACCAATGGCACCTACCGCCTGAAGCTCATCAAGCCCAAGTTCGAGAAGGTCAAGGTCTGGGAGGACGGCACCTGCTCCGCCCGCCTCTTCTTCGTCGACGACAAGGGCTTTTGCCTGTCGAAGAACTTCTCGACCAAGTACGGCAAGGCCCTCGCCATGCTCGTCGGCAAGTACTCCGGCAAGTTCACCGAGGAGATCAGGCTCGACGCTACGGCTGCCGAGTACCTTCAGTACCTCGAACCCGCTTGCGGCCAGACCATCCTCGTCGGCGTGGAAGTCGAAGCCAATGGCGAGTACAACGGTCGCCCCCAATTCAAGTACAAGATGACCTACCCCAAGGGCTCCCAGAAGCCGACCGTGCCTGACGCCCTTCCTCCTGAAGGCGTTAACTTCTAAAGCCGTGACCGAAGCACCCACGCCGATGGCCGCCCCCACTCTCGTTTTGATCAGTGGGTTCGCCCGGGCAGGTAAGGACACGCTGGCCTCGGGCCTGCTGGAGTGGTCGACCCGCCCTGCCGAGCACATCAACTTCGCCGACGCGCTGAAGGAGGCCGGTAACCACTTCATGGACTACCTCGGGCTCGACGGCAACTTCATGGCCGAGGACTTCAAGTGCGAGAACCGCGACGCCTTGGTTGCCATGGGCCGCTTCGCACGGCGCCTCGACAAGGATGTCTTCGCCCGACACTTCGCCAATTGGGTGCCGGTAATGAAGCACCACGATCAGGTCAGCCCTGAGACCGTGGTCTGCTCCGACTGGCGTTACATCAATGAGCTGCGGGTCTGTCAGGACATCCTCTGGGAGAAGGGCTGGAAGGTCCGCACGGTCTACGTCGCAACCGCTGGCATCGGCCCCGCCAATGACGAGGAGCTCGACAGCATCGCCGAGATACGCGCCTCGCACTCCTTTGACCAGGAGTACATCTTCAAGCCGAGCGCCCGTCAGCAAATCATGTCCGAAGGACGCATCCTCGCAAAGTCATGGAGGCTCTAACCCCTGACGCGGTGGCATGGGCCCGCAAGGTCGGCCTGTCCCCTGATCGCGTCGCCTTCCTGCTGGCCTGCCCCAAGTACACGGTGAGCAAGGGTCACCGCAAGTCGGACAAGGTCATCACCGACAACCCGAACCACCATCTTCAGCGCCTGGGCGACTGCTACTGGTTCCGCCTCCGCCGCCGCGGTACGGACATCGTCGAGAACATCGGCGGCGACCT